GGTCTTTGCTCCTAGTTGGTCACTAACCACCGCGGATTGCGGCAGCGATTTCATTTACCATTGCGTCCCGTCGACCTTCTTTGGTGTTCGGGAGGTTTTCGGTGGTTCTGGGCACATTGCCCCCAGTGCCACCTACTGCCGCCATCTTACGTTGTCGTTGCTTATGCGTGTCGGCTTCCACCAAACGGCGGTTCAACTCGCGTTCACGGCCCGTTTCTGACTGTAAATAGGATATTTCGAGTGCGCGATACACGGCTGCTATAGGGTCCTGCGTTTCCGCCATGAGGGCCGGGACGACATTGAGTCGGGCGGCTGTTTCCACCGTTTCCGACATCGTTGCCGCGTCGAGGTCGTATCTGGTGGCGAATTGGTTCTTTGCGAGTTCAACGTGCGACAACGACTGCGCCTGTGACCGCTGCGTTTCCACCTGCTGCTGCCAAGCAATCGCGTCCTGCTGGTAATGCAGCGTCTCCTCTAGGTCGCCGATTTTCTTGAGTTGCTTCTGGACGCTGTCAGGTAGAAGGTCCCAGTCCTCGTCGTCGATGTCCTCCCGCTGAGGCGGAGGTTGGAAATAGCCCTGTTGCTGCGGTGCTGTACCCCGAGGCACAAGTTCGTAGTCGCCCACCATGTAACCGACGAAGTCCATCGCCTGATCTGGGTTCTGGTTCATCCAGTCCCAGAAACGCGCTACCCGTTCCGCCTCGCTTTCGGGTATTTGCGTCCCGGCAATGTCTATGTATCCACCCGCGCTATCGGCTCCCTCGCGGAAAGTGTCCGCAGCCTCAACGGCGGCTTGAGGCGCAGCCTCGTCGGCGAGAGAACCGTCGTCAACGACTTCGTCGTCGGCGACTTCGTCCTTGAAGGAGTTTTCAAGGACTTCGTTCCAGCGTTCAGAGTCCCAAACGGGGTTGAACCCCTGTTCCTCTAAAGAATCCTCAACCTGATCGTCTGTGAGTTCCGATCCGTCAGACATTTCACCTCATACCTTGCGATGCCACGAGACGACGAAGTTCGTCGCCACCTGGCCCCGCCGCCGATGCAGTCGGGGGTGCCGGCCCCGCTCCGGGCGCCCCTCCGGGCGCAGGACCCCTACCGGGAGGTGTAACCCCTCCGGCTTGGGCGAGTTTGGCCGCAGCCTCACGCATAGGGGCACGCAACTTCTCCAAAATGCCCGCTTCGATGGACGACAAGTACTCAAGGTCCGCATCTGGGGCGGCCTTGAGTTGCGACAGTGCCGACAGGAGTTGCATTAGCCCCTCCTGCATTGTGTTGTTCTGACGGGTGCCAGCCATGATGGCCTACTTAGCCGAAAGGTCCTTCGGCGAGTTGGTCTTTTTGGCGTTGGTCGAGTTGCCGTAGTCGCGGCCAGCGGTGTGGCCCAACTTGTGCAACTTGATCGACTTGCCAGAGGTCTTTGCCGGTCCAGGCATTGGTGCTCCTATAGGTCGAGTGGGTTGCGACGAGATTCGGGTGAACCTTCGTCGTCAGCGTCACTCTTGTCGATAGACAGACGGCCATCAAGTTTACGCATCACGGAACCCTTTTCGGAGGGCCCTTTCCAACCCCGTGGGGTCGGCGTGTCGTTAGACGAGAATCGTTCTGCCATGTCTGTACCCTACACCCTCATCGTTGACGGTTGCGCTTTCCTTTGTTTTCTTGTGGTTCGATCCCCAACTCTGCCATCGCGTTGAGCCGTTGGAGGATCATCTCCCGGTTCGGGTAGTCGTGCGCTTCAAGCACCGCCTGTGGGTCGAGGGCACCCATTGCGAACAGCGTCTCGGCTTCTTGGATTCTCGCTGCACGCGAGATCGGCATGGCGCTTCCTGCACGCACAAAGAGCGAGAACTTGAGCGGATCGGCACCCTCGTCGTTGGGTACGAAGAAGTGGCGGGCACGCAGGGCGAGCATGGACCGCTCCCCGTCCTGACCTACAACGGACGTCACCCTCGGCAAAGCGTAGTTTTCCACGATTAGGTTGGCGATCAGCGATCCGGCTTTCGACAGGGACCGTTCGAGGTTGCGGAGGGCCAATCTGATTCTTACGAAGGCGGACTCGGCAACACTGTCGATAACACCCTGTGCGTTACGACCAGTAGGGGAAAAGCCACGCACAACGCCCGACAGACCACTGATGCGTTCCATTTCGTTGATGTAGAACTGAACGAGTTCCTGTAGGTCGTTGGGCATCTGAGGTGGCACCAGCCACCCTGCTTCGGACCCTGCACCCTTGGTGAGTCGCTGTCCGGGCTTGTTGACGATCTTCGACCGTGGGATGCCAGACCGTGAGTCTTCCATGAAGATCGGGTTCGAGACAAGTTCTGCATGTTGCTGAAGGGCTGCGAGGAGCCGGTTGATTGCCATTTGTGGGTCGGCCAAGTGGTCGACGAGAGACATGCCGTACAAGTCGCCCATGTCGTGCGTGACGTACTGAACATACGGGTGTCTGCCGTGCTGCCACATATCCATCGCACGTTCGTTCATCAGCACATGCGATCCCGTGGTGATGATGCACCGCCATTCGGTGACGTTGTACGGCTCCTCCTCCTCGTCGCCTTCTTCGGGGGAGAACAGGGTGTTTTCACGCAGCCACGCCTCGTAGACGACAACGGAACCGTCGTAGTGGCGGCCGTCGTCGGCGCGGGAGCGACCCTGTCCGGGTTTGCCGTAGACGGGGGGAACGGTGCCCGTTCCGCCGGAATGTGCACCCGGGTTCGCCATAGGTGTTCTGCTGCCGTTGCCGCCCGCGTCCCGCGACGGTAGGTCGGATGTGCCCTGCGTTTCGGATTCCACGACGGCACCTTGGCCGGGGAATCGTCGGTCGAACTCGATGAGTGACAGTTCGCGGGCTTCAATAATGTAGTTCGCGTCGTCCAACGACGTGGCCGCCGGGTCGATGTAGAGGCTGAACGGATCGCAGCGGCGCATGATTGCGTTCCCGGCTCCGCCGTCGGAGCCGGGGTCGTAGATGCACTTGAAGAACCCCGACCCGTACACAAACGAGTCGAACAGGACTTTCTCAACCTCTGCTTCAAAGTTGTGGTTCACCCACAGGGAGTCAAGGAGCGTTTCGAGGTCGTTTGACAACTGTTGCTGGAAGTTGGCGTACTGCGAGTGCGGGTCGGCTGACGGGACGACTTGGAATCGGACCCGCTGGTCGGTCATCCAACCGACGAGGGCAGAGATGATCGGGTAAATCTCCGACGCGGTCGGTGACGGCATCCACGGGTCGCGGGAGTTGGCCCAGCCACGGTTGTGGAGAAGCCGGTATGCCTTGCGCCACCGTTCGTGCCGGCTCGACATCGCAGCGCGTGAGTGGTCGTAGAGCCCCTTGACGCGGCCTGCCACCTGTGCGTCTTCGTCCTGAGCGATTTCTGTGCGCTCGGCTACAGCCATTTCTTGACTTCCCGTCTACCCTCGTTGGTGGTACGCCTTAGCGTACTATCCATGCCCTCCTCTGTGACGTTCAGACTCTCCTTGTCGCCCAAGTCCACGGGGACGTAGTTGTGGGGGATGCCGGTGCGTTCCGTCGCCTCCTCCGATTTCCGTTTCAGTTCCGAGACAAACTGTTTCTTGTCGCTGATGACTTTGCCGACGGTGTGGTCGAAGTGTTCGTGCATCACGGTCGCAAGGTTGAACGAATACACCCTGCGTAGTTCCGGTTCGTGACACTCAGGGCAGACAACGAGGCGGTCCTCTTTTATCGACTGCCACTTTTCGCCGTTTTCGAGGCACGCGCCGCACCGGTACAGGTAGACGGGCATCAGCACTCGCAGGCGTACATGCGGCCGCAGTAGAAACATTCGCCTGTCCGGTTTTGCGGGTCGCCGTATTCGGTGAAATCGAACCCTTCGAGTGCACGCAGGTCGCGGTCCTTCTTCCAGGTTTCATAATCCGGCATGTCAGTCATGTTGGCTCCTCAGTAATCCTTTTCGGGTTGCTTCTTCGGGATGGTCGTGTATCCAGTCGTGGCACCCCCGACACACACCCACGGCGTTGTCGGGGTCGAGGATAGACCCTCCGCGTGCGCGTGTGAGCGGCTCGTGGACGTCGCAAGCCCAATGGTCGTGACAGACGACACACCGCGGGTTTGCAGCAAGCAGGTCTTTGCGGAACGCCGACCGCTTGCGGAGAAGTTTCTGACGTTTCTTGCTGACACGGTTGAGAGGTGTTCGTTTCATAATGAGAGAAGGGCGGCCGGGCCCAGGTGGGTGGAGGAGGAGGCTGGGCCGGGCCGCCCCGCTCTCACTCATACCTTAGTCTCCGCCCAGTCTTCCCAAGGTGCGGTGATTGGTAGGTCGTGATGCCCTTCTTGTTCGGCAGGTCCAGCGTAGGCTTGTACGGGTCCTTCGGTGGACGCGCAGATACAGGCAATCGCCAACGCCATGACGCAGTCGTCGTGCCCTTCCCGGTCTGCGGGGCCGTAACCGCCAGCCGGCAACGTGACGTATGTTCGCATCTCGTCGTAGGTTTTCGGATCGTGGATTGTCATGTCACGGTCGGCCATAAGTTTTATCAACCAGCCGATCGCCCATTCCTTCCGCTTCCACGTCGTCGACCAGCCCATCGTCTCTGCGATCTTGCCGGGTGACTTGTCAGCCCAGCGGTTGCGCCAAATGTGCGGGTAGTCGATTTCGACGAGTCGGCCGATGGTGGCGTAGCCGGGTCCTTCGATCTCGGTGGAGATCGTCGCATGGTTGTAGTACGCGCCGAGTTTAGCGAGTTCTTCTGCAAATGTCATCGGGTCGATTTTGCCGTTCCATGTCGCAACCTGTTCGTAGGTGCGCCTGTTGATGACCTGCGCGCAGGCGTTGTCGCCCATCGTGGTGTGTGTCGGGTCTGCGCCGATGAAGTACTTGCCCCACGACAGGTCGCGTGACGGCTTCCTGAAAATCGTGAGCGGTCCGTGCCGGTCGGGCAGGAACTGGATGCTGTAGCCTTCTCTCCGCAGGTAGCCCTTGACGCCGTCTTTGCGTTCGTACACGAGTTTGAGCGAGTCGACGGGGAACACGTTCGTGCCGGAAGCGATGAACGCTTCTTCCGGCGTCGCCGGGTATTCCTGCATGAACCGCTCTGTGTTCTGGTCGGCGAGGTTGCGGATCGCCCATCGTCTCCACACGAGGTGATCGTCGTCGACCCCCACCTTCCGTAACGTCTTTTCTTCGCTGTCCAAGTTGGTCAGTCGTTCGTACTTCAAGTTGGCGGCTGACGCTGTGTACTCGTCGTGTCGCCACCACGGGAAGAACAGGGGCACATAGTCGCTGTCACCATCGACTGCGGCCTGCCAAGCGTCGTAGTACCAGTTGCCGACCCCGTTGGCGGTCGATTCGAGCAGAATCATGGATTTGGGACTGTTCGGGATCGTTTGCCGCAATCCGAGCATCATCTCGGCTGTATGGTCCCAGAACGCGACTTCTGATCCGTGGAGTGCGTTCACGGTGCGGGATCGACCAGCACGCATGTTCTTGGCGGTGGCGATACGAATACTCGACCCTGTTTCCTCCCACGCCAGTTCCTTCCGCGACACATACTTGGTTGTGTAGAGGCTTTTGAACGGGAACGTGTCCCAATACAACTTCGTCATGTTCAGCAGGTATTCGGAGGCGTCGATCTCGTGTGCGATTACTAGACCGTAGGAGTGTTCGTGCAGCATCACATATGCGAACATGAGTGCTTCGGAAATGGTCGAGATTCCCAACTGGCGGGCTTTGAGAACGATGACGCGCGCCGGTCGTCCCGTGTTGTAGAGGTCGTTGACCGTGTCTATGACCTCTGCTTGGGCCCAGTTGGGTTCCAGTTTCTGAACGGTCTGCTGCTTGGTTCTGATAGCAAGACGTTTGACGAAGGGTTCAAAGTTCACACTGGGTTGTCGTCTTCGACATCTCCCTGCGGTTTTTCAGTCGGAGCGGGTGTTTCTCCGATTTCGTTTACCAGAGCAGACAGTTCTCCTCGCAGGTCGGCGAGTTGGTCAACGGATTCGGATTCGAGCATTCCCATCATTTTTGAAAACAGGTTAGTGATGAGTTTCTGCTTGACCTGAGGAGACCCCTCGTCGAGCATCAGCAGCGTCTCCTCAACGACTCTCCATGCGACCCGTTGTACGCCGACACGCAACTCGTCGTCGGCACGGACGGCTTCGTCAACGTCGCCGATGTCGACGATCGCTTGGCGAACACGGGCGACATCGAGATCGAAAACAGTCGCAATGGTCGCAGGCGACAATCCGTAGGCGGCTAGCCGCGCCAGGTTGCTCTTAGAAGGGGCTCTCGGCGTCACAGAGGAGCCTTTCTGGCACTTTGCCGTCTACCCGCAGCCCAGCGTCCAAAAACCTCTTACGCGCCGTCCATTCGGCTCTGGTGACAATCCGTGGGTCGTCGTCGTCCAGCCAACGCTTCGGTTCTTCGTCCTCGGGACACGCCTGCTGCGATTTGGCGCAGTCGTCGAATGTGAGGAGTGCCAACCGGCCCGTCCGGGTCACCATCCCGATGTCGTTCCACTCGTGTTCGACACAAGGCACGAAGTTCTTGACAGACGTGTACGGAACATTGGCCCCCCACGTCCATCCACCACGCATACAAGCACCGCTTCGGTATCTAACTGTCATTCGTCTTCCTCCGGGTCGTAATACACGGTTCCATATAACGGTCGGTAATCCTCAACAAGCCGCGACAGCATCTCCGACACTTCCTCGAGTTCGTCGTCTGTCAACGCTTGGGGAACATCTGTTCGCCTCAATCGCAGCCAACGATTCATGGATTCGGTCCGTGTCGCAGGTTGTTTCGCATCTCGCTGAAAATCTTCTCCAAATCCTCTGGTTCTGGGTGGGTAAGGACGGGTTGTGCGTCAACAGTGACGCCCCGTAACGCATCATTTGACGCCTCGTCGACGACAGACTGACGCCCCGCCGATACTACGGGGCGACAACCTGTCATCCCGGGCAATCTGATCTCATATCCATTGGGTCGCCGATCCCAACGGATATGAGCCGGACCCGGAACCACCGCCAACTCACCCAGAGTGACCAAATCATGGATTTTTCGCTGCACGGTACGCCTCGACAACCGGGTTTTTGTCGCCAAAGTCCCCTGAGAAGGCCAAGCATTGGTCCCATCATGGTCAGCAGAGTCCGCAATCGCCAATAACAGCAACAAAGCGGTCCCAGACGACTCAGAATGGTCCCAAACAGCCGAAATAGCCTTTACCGACACTATTCAGACCCCACTTCGTAGTAATCCCCGACCTTCGGGGAGCGATCCAGCCATGATGGTTGGATTTCGTACACTTTCGACGTCGGACGGCCGTTTACTTCGCCATAAGTGGCCGAAACCATCCCAAAATCGAGCAAACGACTCGCACGGGCCGACGCAGCACGCCGATTCAACCCCAACTCGGACCCGAGTTCCTTGTTCGACATGGTCACCGTCCACGTTCCAAGAGCCCCACGGCACGTCTTACGGGCGTTTTTGACCAAAACGTCCCATGTATCGGCGTCCGACTGCGTAAATGTGCGTGTTTTCGTTGACATCAGTGTCTCCTTCTCCTATAATGACAGCACAGCATGGGAATCCTCCTTTCCACGGACAGGGCCGCTACCGATTGGTAGCGGCCCTGTTTGATTTTGTCTTACACCACCCGCATTTGATGAAAGTCTTTGCCGCGTCGCCATCTGGCGGCACGCCGGTGCACCACATACAGCCCTTCCCGTCCTCCTCACGCGCCTTCAACAGCGCCTCACGAGTCAACGTGTCCTCAGGTGGAACTTTCCACACCACTGGCAGACCTCCTTTTTCGACTGATCTCCACATCCAACTGGATGCCGTAGGCGTCAGACACCGGCAAAGCCAAATGCTTGTCCGAATACGGCACCACCAGCGTCATCAACACATCACCTGACGCCGTAAACCTCATATCCCGCATCGAAGCGGAAAAAACGGCGTGATCGAACGACGGCTTCACCCCTTTTCGGTGTGCCGTCGCCGTTTCCTGCTGCGAAGTCACTTCGGAACCCCAATCGGGTTCTCATCCGGCCCTTCCTCGTTCCTGCCGTCCCAAAACTGCCACGCAGGCAGCGTCTCAAACAGCGACGACGAGTTGCCCACGTCGCTATCGAACACGACGCCGTCCTCATCCGCTGACTGGCCCATGAGGGACTGAACAATCGACGTACACAACGTCGCAATCGACCGCAGCCCCTCCCGAATCATAAACAGCGCAGCAGCCAGCGTGCAGTTCACCGCCAAGACCACCGCAGCGATCAGAGCGAGCACCCATCCAGCAGTCATCGTTGTCCTTTCGTCGAAGGAATCGTACCGTACCATAATCTGGAGCATCTTGGAAGTCCAGCACTAGATTTTTTTCACGATGCGTTTCCAAGT